GCGGTTGATCCTTTTAGAATCAGCCCTTTCACGAAGTCTTTAACTACTTTTCCAGAGGTCTTTGCTATGTCATTCACAAATGATTGCGCTACTGATCTTGCAGCATCGTGAATCGCATCACGCCACTTCGCCGACTGGAAGATCATATCGTCTGCGACCTGTGCGTTGAAACTAGAGATTCCGTCAAACAAGAATTGCCACTTGGCTAATTGCTCATCGACATAGGCTTCGGTTTCCGCATTGATTAGTTCATTGCGTTCCATCGTTGCGGCAAGGGTAGTGTCTGTGAGAAGTTGCTGACGCTCTTGCTCGCCGAGGAATGTCGCGTCAGCAATTAACTTTTTGCGTTCGAGTTCCAGCTCGTCGATTGTCGCTAGAGCGCTATGGAACTCGCTCATCATTTCAAGCTGTAAGGTGTGACTGAGTTCTCGCGCTTCTTTCGTAGCGGCAAATCTGCTTTGAGTTAAAGCGAAAAACTCCTCGAATTCTTCGTTATCGTCCTCCCATAAGTTGAGTGACGGAAGGGTTCTCACTTCTTTGGCGTATTCGCTCAAAGCCGCAGTGGTGTTTGCGATGGCCCCGATTTGTAGAAGTAATTGACTCCGAGATTCCTGAAATGCTTTTTGTTCTTTTGCGAGCGCTAGAAACTCATCCTCAAACGCCTCAACTCTCGTTCTGAGATCGGCCACAAACTCTTTAGAACCGGGCGCAAGGTCTTTCACCGCCTCATTTAATTTAGCGATTTGATTCTTGTACATTTGCGCTACGAGAGTGTTATCCCTGAACGCCTCACGCAATCGGCCAGACTCATTCTTAAGTGCGCCGTAATTCCGAACTGTATCAGCAATCTCCTCTTTGCCGAGTCCAGCGAGACGGTCCTTATAGGCATCAATATCAATCAGACCAGCTTCAAACTCATTATTTAGTGCAGTGAGTTCGGCAGTCATATCGATCAGGTCTGATGTTGTCTCTGTTAAAACTTCGTCGACCTTATTTATAGATTCAAGAGCGCCAATGAAAAAGCTCAATGCATTAGCGGTGGAATTCACCGCATCTAGCAGTGGGCCAGCGAATAACTTAAATAATTGTTCTTGCAAGTCACCCCAACGCTCGGTCACGAGCTTGAGCCGTGTCGCCATAGTAGCCGCACGAGCCTGCGCGGCGCCGCCAAACCGTTCATCGATCTGTCTAAGCGCTGCCTCGAACTTCTCCTGCTTGGGGATATTCTCATCTATGATAATGCCGTAGCGAGCCAGTGTGCCGGTATAACCGACTGCCGCTTTGGCCAACAAGTCAGTGGCAGACTTCAACTCCATACCGGAGCCAGCCGCCAGATCCATAGCGACCTTAGAGGTCTCCATCGCCTGATCTACGGTCAGGCCGTAATCAAGCAACCCTTGAACTGACTTACCGATGAATTCATCAGACTCGCCCGTGAGCGTCTGCATTTCATCGGAGAACTTCTTGATCTTGGCGATGTTGTTGTCGACTTCGTGGCCGTGACGCTCCAGAGAAGCGCGAACATCATTCCATGCGAGTTCGTGCTCACGACCCTTCTCGACTATACTCGACAGTATGCCAGTGACAGCCTGCCAACCCAGATAGGCGGCGCCAATGCCGACAATATTACTTTTGACCGATGCGAGAACCTTTTTCGACTGGTCCTTCGCGGTAATCTTGAGTTGTAGTTTTTCTTTTCTCGTCGCCATCAGCGCCCCAATAGAGCCTATTCAATCGGAGCAGACTTGCTCCAGTAGTGTTTTCCGTTTCCTTTGTATATGGAAACTTTTCCGCCATCAACTGCCATTATATTTACAGCGCGTTTGCCGTCACTATTACGTAGTGTTAGCCATCCGGCAGTAATGCTCAAATAGTCATCTGAACCTTTACGTCCCAAATACAAGTAACCATCCCCAGAGGAACCTGTGCCCAATGTAAACCCACCAGTTGGATCAAGTTCTTTAGGATACCCATTCCCATCATACTCGACAGATGTTTGAATTATCTCAGTAGGGCTGAGTCTAAGTACTTGGCCAGTCTTGTAATTCTGCAAAGTTATTAAGCCGGGCTGGATTGTCTCATCCAGTACAGCTAGGCGCGATTCCAAGACAACTGTTCGCGCAAGCAGTTCATCAACTCGCGCTTCAAGTTCGGCAGTGTCAGACGAACTACCACAACCCACCATCAAAATCATTCCTAGACATACCACAAGCGTTGCTACTTTTTTCATAGCGATAAAACCTCCTGATAGAGTTTTTGAAGTGTCACCGCTTGTAGTATACATGATCTTCATTATCCGTCAAGACTTCTTCTTTGCTTTGATCTCTTCGATCCGCGATTCTTCTGCCATAATTACCCGTGCCGCATCGACATAGAGGGCAGGGAGATCGTAATATTCATCAGGTGTTTTCAACCGAGAAAATCCTCCGCAGGCTCGATAGAGTGAGAAAAGCTCGAACGATAGCGCCGTAACCACTCCAAGAGGGCAGACCGAATATATCCACAAACATTTGTGCGGAGATATTTCGGGGTTGCCTTGAACTTCCCGAATGGTCTCAACAATCTTCCACCAATCAGATTTACAAACAACCAGTGTCGGTAAGCCCTGCGCTTTCGCCTCGATCTCATTTTGGTAACTGAAACATTTAGCGCCCGTTGATTCACAGTTGCATCGAGTCTTCTCAATCTCGACAACTGTGCCAACGAGCAGAGTCAGTTTCCCTTTGCGGCCTTGCTTAAGCTCGACTTATCCAGAACAGCGTTGAGAATACCGGTCTGGATTTCGATGTCCTCGATGCGCGGCAAGACATCTTCCATATCCGCGTTTTTCGGAGCGCCCTCGATAGAGACGACAGCTACAGCCACAGCAATCATGATCGCATCGTACCTATTACTGTCTTCTGAGAACTCAGAAATCTTGTCAGCGATTCCTTGTTTTTGGCCATTGGTCAATGTCCGGAAAACGACCTTATGGCCTTTGATTGTCTTGCTGAATTCTTTTCCCGCAGTTACAAGTTTCAGTGTACTCATATTACCAAGTCCGATCTACCGCATTTGCCATTACGATTGTAATTGGTGAGGTCGCACCTGTAGCCGCAATTCTTCCGCTGATTTCTGTTTGGCGGAGATCGTCGTTCCCAGGTACGACATTTTCTATTTTACCAGTGAATTGAATATCGAAATCACCATCATCAGTTCCCGGCGTAGCATTACCCCAGCCGATTCGCGCAGTGACCGCGGTATCGGCTGATGCATTGGTCATTGCAGTGACGGTGTTAACATCTTCCAGCGTGTTCAGTTTGAATGTGCCGAGCTTCTGCGAAAGATGGAATGTCTGATAGCTACCTGATCCATCAGGCCCAACCGGGGTCAACTCCTGCGTGAGAGAAATATCGAACCCTGTCAGGGTCAGGGCTTGAGCTCCAGCGCCGAAATCAACGGTAAAGATGTCGAGATCCTCGAAATGCCACTTGTTTCCCTGCGAGCGCGTGTAAGTTCCTGACGGTGACGAATTGCTTGTCACCGAACCCATTCCCATCATTTCAGCGGAGAACTGTAGCAACTCACCAACAGAGAGCGTCAGGTTCAGTGAACTACAAATAGAACTGCCGACTTTCCACGACTCCGCAGCGCCCTTGTGCTCGATCAAAGTTAGGAAATGGCCAGCGCTAACCGAGAAGTCTGGTTGTGTGCTGTGCAATACGAATGTCTTGTCGAAAGGAGTTGTCGCGCCCTCGGTCACACTCTGAAAGAAAGCGTGTAGAAGATGATCAATCGGATTGCGCGCAGGACCGGCCAGAGTGAATGAAGGGATTGCGCCCTTCATGTCGGTTTGCAAGTCTGCGGCTTGTCTCCAGCGCGCGCCGTGTACGCCGGGATGCTCTCGAACTTTAATGTCTGGATTGATAGACACCGGTTCGATGTCAAGTTCTATCCCAGCGGCGGAATCGGCCTCAGCCGTCCCGAAAACACTTTGTTCGGCGATAGTATACTTCTTGTCGCCTAGGTTCCGTGCGTCGATAGCCATTAGTTCTTATCCTTCTTCTCCGACGCTGTGACCACTGCAAAACCGGCGTCGATCAAACTCTCGCAGATTTCCTTAGTCGCATCGATAGGTTTCCCGGCTTTGAATCGCTCCGCGTCCTTGTCTGCCAGTCCATAGGCTTTGACTAAGACGGTTGCACGAACATCACAGGCCTTGTCTGTCTTGATAATTCTCATTTGCTCCCCCTATACTTGGGTGTATTCGGCGCAACCGCTGATCGTTGCCGTCAGTTCTCCGCCGTATGTAGCTGAATCTTCATAGTCTTGGTCAATTTCTATTGAACCGACATGCTCAATTCTGAACCCATCACCTAGGTTGAATCTCTCCTTGAGATAGTTCGTGATCGAATTCAATAGTCTGGTTACTTTCCTAGCGTCTCTCTGACCACCTGTGTAGGCCGTGTGTACTCTGATCGAGAACTCCATCGTCCAATCGACTAGGCTCTTTGACGATGCTCCTCTGGTCACGCTATCTGCTGTATCGAGTTGGACCGTTGCGGCGTTGAGCCTGAGGTCAGCCGTCGCATGATTCCGATAGGCATAGCTGATCTTCGGGTCATTTGCTGTTGTCGCCGTCTTGAACGAATCAAGCGCTGCGTAGAGTTTATCAAGCGCATCATCGAGTATCTGTTCTCCATATACATCAGCCATTAGTAGCTCCCCGAATCACAACAATAGATCAACCGGGCATATATCACTGACTGCGCTTGTTTGCCGTCTTTGTGGAAAGCGTGATCTTGAATGCCCTGATACAAGAGCGCCAGCGCGTTCGCGTGAATCGTCGGATCTGAAAAGATGAATTGTCGAACCGAAGTAAGAGCTAAGTTTAGTTTCTCCCAGATTTCTTCTTTGGTTTCTGATTTCACATAGAGAACGAACGCTAACTGTAGCGAGAATCGTTGTTGTGCGCCGTCATCGACTTCCAAATCTTCTTGGCCTGTATCGATAAGTTGTAGCATTGGAACGCTTCTGTGCGCTACGCTAGTGACATTTTCATCAAAGGTTGAGATCTCAGATAGAACAGTAGGGTAGAGATCAGAGTCCTTGAGATCGCCTACCTTCGTGAGAAGTTCTTGCAATATGTCATTGCGAACTGACATTAGGCTAGAGTCCTCGTGACGCGATTGAATACAATGTCTGTAATCTTATCAACATTCTCATCCATTGTTGGTTGTACATACTTGCGTTCTGGTGTCTGTTTATAGCCGAACTCGTGACGCGCTGCGTATTTGGTGTTCGGCCCAACAGTGACTGTCAGACCTCCGTCGGTGATCTTGCTAGTTACTGATGCTCTGAGCCTACCAGAGAGCACACCAGGGTAAGCATTGCTCGCGCCGGGGAATCTTGTGTGTGACGGACCCGATAGTTTCCGCTTGATGCCAGATTCCAAGATGTTGCCAGCTTCACGAATAGCTTTTCTCAACTGAGGCAGTGATCGGCGCGAGAAATTGTTGAGCTTGATAGAACCGCTCTTGTGGCGCTTGTTTGCGTATGTGATTGCTATAGTCGCCATTATCCGATTGCAATTCTCCTGTAGGTGGCAAGCGCTTCTTTGATGTCATCCGACAGCGGTTCCAACTGCCAAATAGTCGATCCGGTTTCAAAGTTCTCTTGCTTCTTACCTTCTTTACCTTCGAGCATCCGCGTCATTTGCCGGTGAGTGATCTGGGCGCAAGTCAGTTTCAGAGAGTTCGGAATCGAGGCTCGAACCCAACCGTACTTGTAAGTCACGCGATAGTTGTCCTGACCGGTTGAGAACTTCGCGCCGTTGTTCAACCAGACGCGGCCTTTATCGCCATCAAAAGAGCGAGGATACTGCGTCGTGGTCATCGTTTGCCACGCAGTTCCATCCCAATACTCTAGGACTGGCGTATCCGCAATTCTCCGATGTTCGACATAGACATCTTTCTGTCCGTCACCATCGAATATCTCAGCAATAGCATCACTCGGAGTAATGAACTTCCGATTGCAGTATTCCTCTATAATCTGAGAAGCCGAATTGACAAAAGCCTCAATGGCTTTGTCATCGACATTCTCGTTGTCAACAGAGAGATTGGCTAACGCCTTAAACTCTTTGACAGTGATTAGTGCGTTGGATGCTAGACTCATTTGTTACGCGACGACCTCATAGATTTATCACGCGCTGTGCGTGTCGACTTCTCTTTGGGCGCGGCTTTAACTTCCGAAAAGTTATCTGGAAAGTCTTTAAGTAGTCGGACAGCAAGCTCGTCGCCAAGTTCCTTCACCTGCCCATCACCAAATGAAACCGTTCCGATATATGCGCTTCGCCGTTCAGTCGCTACAAATTTCAGTTTTTTACTCATGATACTTTCAGTCTGAAGGGATTGAGCGCTTATCGCTAAACGCTCAATCCCGATTTATGGCTATCGTGATCAAGAATTACAATTCACCTAGATACTAATAGGTGATGTTCACGCCGCTTTCGACCGTCACATGCGAAGACGACGGAGTCGGAACCGGTAAGAAGGCTACGCGCTTGTACGCGAAGACCTGGTAGACATCGTTGTCCCAGTCGCGTGCGACTGCTGTTTCAATTTGTCTACGAACACCACGAAGATAACTTGCGCGGTGAACGAACAAGAGCTCTGAACGGTCAGTGTTTGCCGCGCCTGTGGCGTTCACACCATTCTCGTCCAGATCATCGGTCATGAACTCAGTGACCACCACCGGCATGTTGTCCTGCTTAAGCAACTCGCCCGTTAGGACAACTGCTTTCGGGCCGTACTTGTCGATGGTGTTCATGCTCTCGAAAGCAGAACCGACATACTTGCGGAGATATGTTTTGACTGAGCATAGCTGAACCAGATCGCTCGGAAGCAATCCATACTTACCCATGCCAGCGCGAATCAAACGCACATTCTCTTCGGACCATGTACCAAGATCGACTCGCGTACCACCGATGCTGTTTTGCACATGATAGCGCAAGCCGTCGTATGCCTTGCGGAAGTCATCCGCAGCGATAGTCAGGTCGGTATCGATTGTGGCTGTCTTCTGCCCATTGATGATCGAGCGATCAATCGAACGCGCAATCCCTTTCACCGCCGCTTTAGAAATAAACGGCATGATTGCGATGATTGAATCTTCAGTCAGCTCCGTTGATGTCTGGATTCTTGACCGAGCTTTCGCCGATGTCATCGTTAGATTGTCAGTTCCGGGAGTCTGTTCGGTGGTCTCGAAACCGCTTACGACAGTTTTCTTCTGACCAGCCAGAGTAGCGTAAGTCTCCGCGCCGTCGATAGGCAAAACAAACGGATCTCCCGGCATGGTGATTTCGTCAAACAGCGGCGCCACTCTCAATTCGAGTTTCAGGAGTTCATTCAGCTTACCGGAGTAAACGGTCGGAACAAACTCATCGCCTTCGCCAGCAGTGGTTGAATCCATTGCCTTTGCAAACTCAGTGAGCTCGCCAAACAGCGACAGACCCTTGATCCGCTCCGCTCGGTTGGTTTCATGGTATGCGCCACCAGAGTTCATTGATGCGGCCTGCAAGAGTGCATCGCACAGCATTATATCATCGTTGAGTGTTTGGAACTCTTCGACTTGCGCTGCCTTTGATGGCGCTCCTGCGAACATAGCCTTGAGTCGTGCAGGTTCATAACTCATCAGCTTTTTCATGTTCAGATTAGAACTCGGATCGTCAGCAAATAGTCCAGCGGATTTACGCTGAGTGATCTTCGCTTTGACATCTTCCAGGTCTTTAACGGCAGCAGTGAAATCTTCGGCCATCTTGTCGACGACTTCAAACTTCTCGGCTAGTGATTTGGTCTGATCCGCTGCTGTCGCTTGCAGAGTTTTCTGCAATTTAACAACGACATCAACAGACCGGCCAAGCTCCTCGACAGTACTCGCGGTTTTCTCGGCGGATGCACGAACCGAAGCGACTTTTTCGTCAACCGCAGATTCAACATCGCTCTTGGTAATAATGTCAGTCCCCATGAACAATTTCCTTCCTCTGGAATGTCCGATGCCTTGCGGCACCAAATATTTTAGTTTTATTCCTTTTTCTTCTACTTCTGTAAAGAACGCCTCAGGGTTAGCGCCTGCATTCACGATTGAGTTCTCATGAATAAGCGCATCTGTGATGATTGATGGTTGCCCATCCTTGCCGTAGGTGTAACCCTTTGGGAAATTCGGTAGCGTGAAACCGACTGAAAACATGTTGAGTATTCCCAACTCAACTAGCTGCGCCGCTTCAATTCCCATTGGAGTGCGCGCTATGACCGCCGTCACAAAGAGACCGTAATCATCGACCTTGTAGCCGATATGCTTCCCGATTGGAAAGTGATTCCAGCTATGATTCGCCATGAGCACAGGATTGCGCATAAACTTTGGCATTCCTGCGGTCCAAGCGCTCGGCTCAATGATCTCGTTGTATGTATCCACTTCTTTTGTGGACGCATAGCCCTCAATCGTCATGATGAAGTCGCTAGAACTATCATGAGATTTCACAGAACGAATCTTCACAGAGTCGCGGTATGAGTCAGACTCCGAACCAACGGCTCGTTCGGCATGATGGAATTGAGAGCGATCGACGGCGGTATCCATAGTTAATTCGCGATCATTGAAGTGGTGACTTTGAGCGTGATACCGAGCGTGTCACGCGCAACGCTGTTGTCGGAATCACTGACTGTATAAAGCAGTTTCGCGTACAATACCTGACCGATAAGTGAATCGCTCAGATTGAAATACTGATAACTGTTGTTTGTTGAGTTCGTTATCAGAGTGCAGACCCAGACCAGCTTTGAGGGAGTATAGTCAGCCTCCCATGCAGTCCAGAGTTCCACCGCCAAAGTGTCTTTGGTTGTGTCGATGAATTCACCGCCAGCATTGGTGTCAATCAAGAAGTATTCGCCACTTATGTAACCGCTCACGGAACTGTAGTCCTGTAAGCCGGTAAATAAGAGCAGCTTGTTGCCTCCAGTCGTTGTCACCGCTGAGTCTACCGCAATGAGCGCGGTCGTGTCGTTCAAGACTTCAAAGGCAGCAGAACCGCTGTACCGCGTACCGGTAGGTCGCTCCGCAGTGCTCGGTTCATGATTCATCACACTGATGAACGCAACCAGCGCTAACAACATCACTATTCTAAATACTCGTTTCATTCTAATATCCTTCCTAATCAATCTTTGGTTCAGTTGTACATCTACAGTTAATTGTGTTGTATGGACTCCCGGATGGATCACCGGGGAATCGTAACGGTTCGCCAGTCATGATGAATGGCTCGCCTATCCTGACGACTTCTCCGTCGGCATGGACATGCGCATCCCGCGTCTCTGAATCGAATGTTGACAACCATCCTTTCTTTTCAACCCCAGATTGTTCGTATGCCGCGTGGCTACCACCATTGACGACACCATTCATTTCTGTGCGAGCGATTACTTTAGAGCGCGAGCGAGAGAACATCGAAAACTGCTCGCGCAATTGTTTTTCGATTTCTCCAACTCCAGCGCCGCTGTCATAGGCATTCTTGATTATGCTCTTGACGGTTCGGAATGTCTTGTTATTGATGCCACCGATTCGGTTGCCTAAAGATTCGATCAGGGCAATGACTTGAGGATTATCAACATCGAATGCAATGCCGAGTCCGTACTGATCGATGGCCATTTCGCCAGCTTCTAGTATCGTCGAGATCATTAGCGGCGCAGTTGCGCTTCTCAGCGCCAACCCTTCAATTTCCATGTCAAACAATGCGGCTACATCACCCGGCGAAGGCTCATCGTCTCTTGTGAGCATCCAGCGAAGACTTGCAAGCGCTTTGCCGTTACCTGTTACTTCGTTGATGTTCGCGAGCAACCTATCGAGTTGTCCGTCGAAATAGCGTGACATTACCTTTGCAAATTTCTTTTCTTTAACCGTGAGGAACTTGTCGTGGAGAATACGCGCCGCATCGCCCGGTGACTTTGCTCGGTATACTCTAACCCGCTTCGAATCAGGATCGTCCTCAGTCTCGTCGTCCGCTGATTCGAACATTCCAGCGAGTAGAGAAGTGCGGAATGCGTCACCATCTCCTACAGCTTCTAATCCCATCAGAATGCGTGACTCATTTAGCGTTGTAATTCCGCCTGTGTAGAGTTGAACCGAGCGCGTTGCTTTTTCGTTTTGGTCTTCTTGTAGCGCTTCAATCTGTGAAGTATCGAATCTAACTCGGAGATTGTCGCCGTACTGTGGCGCTAGTTGCAGATTTAGTATTTCTGCGATGATGCGCTGAATTGGCAAAACAACATTCTGCCAGAACATTTTGACTTGTTCTTTGGAGTTGGCGTAGTTCGCTTGATCGAAGATGCCTGCGAATACTGGCGGCAGTCCGTATGGCGCGAGTATTTGTTCGCGCGTTTTCTTGGATAACTCTGGGACAACCAACTCTTTAATCGGCGGTGTGATGCTGTCGAATTTCAATCCATTAAACAGAACCGCTATCTTATGTTTGTTGCCAACGCCCTTGTGTATCTTCTCCCACTCTTTGCGAGTCGCGGAAGCGATCTTTTCGTCACCACCCTGATCTGTGCTCAGGGCGCCAGTCGGAATAGCGCCGTTCTTGTAATAGTCCTTAATGTCTTGGTCAGCATAATGCTCGGTGAGAATTGGCAGCTTGTTTACTTGAGTTGGACTTGAACCGTAGTAGTCCTCGCGGATTCCAGGCATCGGGAAGTGGATTATTTCGTCTTTCTCAAATGCGACTTCTTTACCGTTACGCTTGACGATATAACCGATAACGCCTTCAACGGGATCGCTGACAATGGTTACCCATGACGGATGCAAGAACCAGAGCTCTTTACCACCGGCGTCTTTCGCCCAATAGGCGTTACCAGCGGTTTCGAGCGCCAGTACAGTCTTCCAAACAAGAATGCCCTGCGGTTCTTGAGGATTCGGACTAGCCAACAACTCAGCCAACGGCCCAGACTCTTGAGGTTGCCATTCGAGCTTACCGTCAACGGTTATGCGTTGCTCGACAAGTAGCGGCGCGGCTGATAAGTTCTTTCCAATGGTGTGAGCGGCGACATGAACCCAAGTGTTCATATCGAGCGCATTGATCTTCGCGTCCGTGTCAGCATCAGGCGGTTGTCCGCGTTGACCTTCATAGCTTCGCGCAGCAATGAGTTTAGCTACAGGGTTAGAGCGTTCAATGATGTTGAAAGCGCCTACCGCCATCGCGTCAATTATGTCCTGGATTTTTCTCATAAAAAAAGTTCGCACCCGCGCCACAAAAACCTTTCCCCTCTGGAAAGTCATTGTGTTCGCCGCGGCGAGCGCGAACTCTTGGATTAGTGACGCTTTATGGTATTATCAGTTTATAGTACCGAGATCAAACTCCCGCCGGAGTGGTAAAGACCACTGGCTATCTTCTCATAGTTATCTGCGTGTCTGTGATGATCAGGCCGTGACCCTTCGTCCCAGACAAACTTGTTCTTTGCTTCATCATAGATTCGAGTAGGCGCTGTCATCTGCGCTAAGAAATCTCCACCGTCAATAGAGCGGAAGGCAACGGGCAAAACGACTTTGCCCATTGCATAGTCTTGGTATGACGCGTCCAGAGTTTCTGTCCGGCCTACAACAATAGTCCGCTCTTTATAATCGGGTTTGCCTTTTTTCTTGGATAGGTCGTTGTAATAGCATGCGATCCAGCCTGGATTGTTTCTGCAAAACTCTCTGGTGCTATGAGTCTCCGGCATCGCATCAATTACGCCTACGGAGATTTCTAGATCGCGCACAACTCGCTCTAACTCTGGGAAACCACTGACAGTGCCAGCAAACACCTTGACGCGCTTACCGTCGACCACCTTTGATGCGTGTAGATGATGAACTCCACCAACATCACAGCCACCAATGTCAGCCTTAGCGTTGGCAGGGAACGGAGATCCAGTAGCGCAAGCGGCAAGCATGGCATCGGTGATCTTTGAACCTTCGGCTTCATAGGGTTCGCCCAAATCATTATTCCAGAACCTTTGAAGCATTGTAGCGTTGCCCTGCGCATCTACATAAGCAGAGAACATGTCTAGTATCGGATTGACCGCGCCTGAGCGTCGATCAGCGAATAGCTTTGATATAGCGTAGCCAGAAATAGGATTATCCGGATATTTGGCTACCCATTCGCCCTGACCAGTACGATCGAACGGCTTGCCGCATTTCTCGCAAATCGGGTTGCCTTGCTTGTTCTTGAGCTTCGGCGGAGTTCCGTCGTCTACAAAGTGGCCGAACCAAGATAGAACTTGTGGGTGAGTGCATTTGTTACAACGGACGAACCAGAACTTCTGATCAGAATTGATGAACTGCTTATCGATGCCAGAACCAGCGATAGTCGGATTCCCGAACTTCCGAGTCCGGCCACCTTCAGCATCAGCGCCTAGTCGATCAACTGCATAGATCAGATTCTCTTGAACGCATAAATCGTATTCATCGATGGTTATCCAATTAGCAGGGAACTCATAGAAATCTGTGCGGACATTAGAGCTAGCAAAGACTACATTGGTTCCGCAAATCTCTTTCATGCGAACCGCGTCTTTAGTCTTTCGACTGTCAGCGCCTCGACCAATGCTGTAGTAGGGGACCAGATCAATTGACCGATCAATACGACCGGCCACAACCTTTGAGCGAATCTCACCGGTAGGCAGAACATACATTCCGGACAAGCCCTGCCTAGCAAGCCAGAACATATCGACTAGAGCGAACTCAGTAATACCAACCTGCGAGGCTTTGCGTAAAACCAAGTGCATGGCCTGGTCTTGGTATATAGAAACAAGCCAATCGCGGCTTCCGAACTCTAGTCCGACTCCGTGATTGTTGCGGTGGTGAAACGCCCCGATATAGTAGCGAGGGTGATCTCGCTCAATTTGGGCTAATAAAACCGCCAAGTCCTGCGATTGCGTTTCCGACAATGATGGAACGCTTTTCAGGCTTTGCGGCTTTTGCTTCGCCGATAATTTGGGTGATGTGGTAAGTGTCGCCATTACGATTACGCATAGCGTCAGCCAGCTTCTCAACATCCTCTCCCATCTCCGCCTTCATATCGCGGAGTATTGATTGCATTTGCTTTGTGGTTTCGAGGTCAGAACAAACGACCTCGACATTTCCAATAAGTTTCTTTGTAAGAGCGCCTTTGGCGATGGAGTTGTACATCTTCACCAATTCCATCAAACGCATTTTCTTGAACGCCAGCGGTAGCTCAGAGAAATCAGCCAAGTAGGAAGACCGCAGGTCCGCGATCTTCTCAGATTCGGCCTTGATAATCTGATGAACTCGGACATGGGAGATGTCTACAGCCTCGAACTCGTGCTCTTCCGCGATCTTCAAGCTGGCCAAATCCTCAGCTATTTCCGTAGCATCGGCCTGATATGACGCATAGCGTTGGCAGATATACACTTTATGATCATCGTTGAGTTTCTTTGCGGCCATTCTGTTAAGTCCTGTTAAGACTAGACCCAGCCCCCTGAGGTCCAGTAAATG